GTCTGCGTGCTGTCGGATCGGTTCAAGCGGGAATCGGGCGCGGACTACGACTGGTCTCCGGTGGTCACGGCAATGCGTGAGGTCGAGTGGTACAAAACTCGGGCGAGTCGGGCGGCGTTGTTTGCAGCACAAGAAGATGGGGATATTGCGGCGGTGTGGTGGTTCTGGAATCGATCAGCATGAGGTTGCTTGCGGTGTGGCACGTCGGCGAGCCCGCCCGTCGACAAGGGGCGAAGCCCCGCAGCCCCGCCGGGAGAGCGGCCGAAGGGCCGATCGGACAAGGGGTGAGCCCTGCGTTTTTCAGCAGGGCGAATCCAGCACGGCGGGCGAGCCGAGGGATGGTTTTGATTTTGGGGTTTTCCGGCTGGCTCCATGCTTTGGACCAGTCGGACGCGAGGCTGAGCAGTAAACGTATGTAACGGGCGATTGCCCAGGGAGAACAACATGCAGTTCTTGGCAGAGATGCAAGGCGGGATCGGCCCCGACGTTTGGGACAAGGAGGTTTTTATCAACGCGGTGGACTTCATGGACGCTGCACGGCAGGTCTCTGCGAGTGCCGCTGAGCTAGGAGGGCAGGTTACGAACCTCAGCCAGTGCGACTGCTCGGAAGCATAAGTTAGCGGCGTGGGGTCGTGATTCTGACAACGTGCAGTTGTGGCGCTGGCACGTCTTGGGCCTCCCAGTGCGTTAGCAGTCGGTCGGCTTCGTGTATGGCGTCGTCGCGGTGTTCGAGCGCGTAGGCCAGTAGGACGGTGCCTAAGTCCTTGATCTTGCATCGCATTTCGTGTGCGAGGTCCTGGACTGCTGCGTGTAAGGCGGGTTCTACTTCGATTACTTTTCGCATAGTGTGCTCGTGGTCGTTAAGATCGAAACATCTTGACACGTGAATTGGGCCTGTGTCTAATGTGCGCACGTTAGCAAACAATCGTGTGAAAAGGGGAACGATGATGCGTGTGATGGTGTTCGGGGCGATGCACATGAAAGGCAAAAGCGCCAAAACGGGCGCGGCCTATGACATGGCGCGGCTTTATGTCGCGTCGGATATCCGGCCGGCTTCGAAAGAGGCTTATACGCGGGTCGGTTGCGGGTTCGAGGCCGCCGAACTGGACTGCGAGCCGGAAGTCGTCGCGCAACTCATGGGGCGCAGTTTCCCGGCGATTCTGACGCTGCAAACGGAAATGCGTTTGCTCGGGGGTAAATTCGTGCCGGTGGTTACGGGTATTGCGACCGACGAGGCAAAACGGGCGGCGTAAGCGCCGGGGTTCCCGCTATGCGGGAGGATGTGCCGAGTAAGTGAGTCGGGGGTGGTCGTGGGGTACTGGTATTCGCAACGATGTCACGAGGATTTCGATTCGATTTACTCGGAAATCATCGGGAAGATTCATGCGACGCCTACGATGTGCGGCGGTTCGCCTGCTCTATGGACGACCGAGTTTGACGAGGAAGTTGGCGTTACGGCGTGGGCGGTGGGTCCGGGTTGCACTGGTGAATCCGTCATTATTCGGGCGCCGTGGCCTCTGGTGGAATGCGAGTCGAACGATCCGTTTCGGCTCACGACGGAGCAAGGCGCGCAGATTGCGGTAGCGATTATCGTGGTTTGGGCGCTTGCATATGCGATCCGTATGTTCGTGCGGACGCTTAACATCGATGAAAAAGGGGAAGTGTCATGAAGTCGAAAATGGAAATGCTTCGCGGTCTCGCCGCGCGTGGGGCCGTCGCCGTTGCCGCCGTCGTTCCGGTGGTCGCTCATGCGGCGGTGGACGTGGAAGCGGTGGTGACGGAGATCCAAGGCGCGGCCACTCCCATCGCGGCGATCGGCGCGGCGGTGCTGCTCGTGATGGTCGGCATCAAGGTCTTCAAGTGGGTCCGGCGCGCGATGTAATGGGCGCGGGCGTCGGTTGACAGGCCGGATGGGTCGCTTCGGCGGCCCATTTTCATTTGGGGATCGGAATGGGTATCTACCTGGTTGTATGTCTCTTGGGTGCGGCATGGCTCATCTTTCACGATTGATTGGTCGGGGTTGCGGCGTCCTCGTATGCTGGATACTCGGCTGCGGGATTTCGGTGGCGTCGGCTCAAACCACTTACGAGATTACGCAAGTGTCGGATGGCACGGGGTTTGCGCATCTGACGGCGGAGAATCAAGGGCTGGTCGGTTCGACGTTCACGGATTGGGCGCAGGTGCCGGGGAGGATCTCGGCAAGCGGGCCGAAATCATACGGTGGTATCGACCGATGGGCACCGTGCGGGGCGGCTTTGCCGACGGGTCAGATATGGGATAACGGAGCGGGCGGCGTGGCGCGCGAATATGGCGTGCTGTATTGCGCGGAGCCGCACCAGCCTTTGCAGTTCAAGCTGATCGTGTCCGCAGTGATTCGGGCGGAGTGTCCGCCTGGGCAGGTCCGCAATCCATGGTTCGATACGTGCCAGGATGAATGCCCGGAAGCGGGGGGTTATCCGAGTCGGTCTCACGTGACGGCGGGCAATGCGGTGTGCCTGCACGGGTGCAAGCGCACCAGGGCAGCGCATCCGGGGGGGTCGTCTTGCGTTCGTAGCCTTGAAATGTTTTCCGGCGGCGGTTCGGAGTTGATTTGCGATTATGCGTATACCGGGGAAATGTGCGGCTGGTTTGGCGAACTCACCGGCGAGAATCCCGAGCCGGGCGACGGGGATCCGCCGGGCGAAGAGAATCCAGACCCGCCGGAAGAGCCGTGCCCGGCGGGGATGCAATCGGGCACGTTCAACGGGAAACAGGTCTGTCTCAAGGCGGGGGAAACGACCTCGCAGCAGCAGGCTACGACTACGAACACGACCACGAACTCGACCACGAATAACACGACTACGAACGTTCATACGGCGACGAACACGACCACGAATTACAACAGCACAACGAATACCACGACTGTTACTACGACCACGACTACGACTACGACCTCGACGAATAACGAAACGAACGAGACAACAACGAACGTCAGTACGAACGTGACGGAGAGCGTTCTGCCGGGGAATCAGGCGACGATTCCCGGTAACGGTGGTGCGCCGAACGGGCAGGATGGTGCCAGCGGTCAATGTGATCCGGCTGTACAGGATTGCGGGACGGGCGGCAGTTCGTTTGCGGGGAATTGCGGGGAACCGCCTCTGTGTCTAGGGGATGCTCTGCAGTGTGCGATCGCGCGTCACACGCACGAGACGCAATGTGCCTTGCGCGCGTCGGATGAAGTGATGCAGGCGTGGGAAGGGATACGGGAGTTCGAGGGCACGGGTGAGGGTGAAGGGCTCGACCGCAAGGAAATCGAGGTGCCGACAGAGTTAGAGGTGACAGAGATCGGTGGCGGCGCGGGTCTCGTCGATCAGACGTTCTCGATTATGGGGAAGTCGATTGTCATTCCGTTTTCGCAGATGAACCGTTTTATCGCAATATTCGGGTATGCCATTATGGTGATTGCGTGGATCGGTGCATGGCGCATTATTGTGGGAGCGTTCTAACATGCCAGGGTTAGCGGCTGCAATTATCACTGCGCTCGGATGGGCCATGAAATTCTTGGTAGCCAAGGCGCTGCTTGCGCTTGGCCTCCAAATAGCGTTTGTTGTCGGGATGGATCAGCTATTAGATTTCGTGATTGAACAGGCATTCACGAACTTAAGCCTGCTGGATGGGCAGGTATATGCGATCGTCAGACTGGCGCGTATTCCTGATGCGATTGCGGTATTGTCGGCGGCGGCGCTGGTGAAACATTCGCTCGTGTATGGCGCGGGCAAACTGATGTTCGTTGCGAGGAATCAGGGATGATTTATTTACGCACTGGCCTTCCGGGGGCCGGCAAAACGCTGATGACGCTCGCGGAAGTTCGGGAACGGGCGACGCGCGAAAATCGGCCTGTGTTCTATGCGGGGATCGAGATTCTGAAGCCGGATGAATTTCCGGGCTGGCAGGTGATGGAGGATCCGGCGAAATGGTATGAGTGCCCGGATGGCGCGATCATCGTGCATGACGAGTGTCAGACGCTCTACCGTCCGCGTGGTAACGGTGCGCAGGTTCCCGAGTATGTTGCGCGGTATGAAACGCATCGACATAACGGATGGGATATCTATCTGATTACGCAGCATCCTATGCTGCTGGATTCGAATATCAGGAGGCTGGCCGGCGAGCATTGTCACGCGGTCCGGGTATTCGGATCGGAAATGGTGACGCTGCATAGGTGGGGTCAAGTTAAAGAGCAATGCGATAAGACTCGCGCGGATTCGGTCTCTGAAACGAAAGCGTATCCGAAGGCTCTTTATTCGGCTTATAAGTCAGCTACGGTGCACACCCATAAGCGGCGGTTGCCACCTCGGCTGTTCGTGCTCCTGGCGATTCCGGTGCTGCTGGCGGGTCTGGTATGGGTGTTCTCGTCATGGTTCGAGTCGCAAAAGAAAATGCCGGCACTGCACGATAAGGCGACGGAGATCCAGGGAGATAGCAGGGCGGGTCGGGCGCTACCGGGTGCGCCGGGGCCGTCTGCCGGGCAGCAGGGTCCAAGGGCGGCGACGGCGCAGGAGTATCTGCGCGACCGCGTGCCAAGGGTGCCGGGTCTGCCTCACACTGCGCCTGCGTATGACGGTGTGACGAAAGTTGTGCGTGCGCCGGTGCCGGCGGCGTGCGTGGCCAGTGCGACGCGGTGCGTTTGCTATACGCAGCAGGGCACGCGGCTCGATACGCCGGAGGCATTGTGCCGGCAGATTGTCAAGGATGGGTACTTCGCGGAATTTGACGATGCGACGCTCGCGCGTGCGTCATCGGAGGGTCCTGGCGGCGCGGCTCGTCCGCGACGCCAGGACCATCTGGAAGGCGAACATCAGGTGCAGCTTGCGCAGGCGACGGCGGGCACCATCATTCCTTATGGGGGTACGTGGGGGGGCGTTCCGCCGGTGGGTCGATAGAACAAAACAATCGAAATGCGAAAATAAAAGGCTCGAAACGATTGCATGTTTCGGGCCTTTTGCTATAATGAAGTCACTGGAACACAACAACGAGGTGATGGAAATGAAACATCAAGTTACGGTGATTAAGCAAGTGGGTACGGGGGGCGGGCTCACTGCGCGGTTTCGATTGAATGCGCACTGGGATAGGTGGGAGTTCGACGACTGGAATGTTGGGCTGATCGATGCGCCGGAGACCATGCCAGCGGGTTCCTCTGAGCGGGACGTTGATCGTTTCCTTGGCGTGTGCAATATGCCGTCGCTGGTTGTTCGTGGGGGGTGCTAACCATGATGGAGCTTAGAACGGTGGGTCAGCTTCGCGAGTATGGCGAGCTCGGTGTCGTAAGGTCGGTGCGCATCCTTCGTTGTTCGATGAAGGCGGGGATGTGGTTCGTGACGGTGAATGACACTTGGAATCTGGCGACGAGCAAGCGCGCGACGAGGGAATTTGCAAGTCTGGATACTGCGGTGTCGGTGATCGAGGACTTGGGGCTTCGGGTTTCGGACCTGTCGTGTGGGGTGACGTCGTGAAAACGCAGGACGAGATCAAGCGGGATTTGCCGTTACAAGATGTGGTGGCGCTCGAAGTGTATGCGAGGTGTGATCGTATCCGGGCGGCGAAAAGTCAGGCGCTCGCGGCGGACTTCGCGGAGCGGGCGGTGGGCTTCCTGGAAGCGGCCAAGGTGTTCGGGATCATCGACGAGGATACGCGCGAGTCGTATGAATGGGATTACGTTCAGCCCGCTCTGCAAGATCGGTTCAAGATGCATAGGAGGTCGTAATGGGCGATGGCATCAGGTATGAGTTGTGGGCGTGGGCGCCTCTGTCGAAGCGGTGGTATCGGGAGGGTGCCAGGGCTGAGGGGCCGGCGGGCCTTGCGATCCTGCGCCGGATCGTGGAGCTTGCGGCGGACGGCGTGCGGCTCGAGATCCGCAGCCAGTCCGGGGATAAGGTGGAATGAAGCGGATCGGCTCCCGGTGCGTTTGTTCGGGACTCGGCCGCAAACCTGCTTGCTGCTGCTAAACCGCTTTCGGCGGTGCAGTAGGAAAACAGGACCCGGTAGGGCCGGCCTGAGCGGTTTCCGTGGGGCGAAGCCACGCGGAAAGCGTGATTTGGCCGGGGCTGGTCGGTAGGTGGGGCGAAGCCACGCCTAGCGGCCTGCATCCTGTCCAGTGAGTAAGCGCGATCACCTTCGGGCGTCTTGGCCGAACGGTGTAAGAGCTTCAGAGATTCTCAAAAGTGGATTCCGGCCGGCTCACCCGGCCGGCGCGCATCTGCTAACATGCGCACAAAAGAAAAGCCCGGCAGTGCTGGCAGGCACTCCGGGCGGTGGTCAGTGATCTTGTCTAGGGCCTCACCGACGATGCGAACGCATGATATTACCGCAGCCTCTGGGCTGCAAGCGCCGCGAAGCGGCGCGGGGCTTGTCCCTTACACAACAAGTCACACAAGCGACGGCCAACGAGCGGCGACTGTGTTTGAAGTCGGCGCGATGCTTGGGGTTTCCGCTGTTGAAAACCGTTTGCGGCGTCTCAAGCATCACGTGCGCACTGCGTCCCGCTTGATCAAGGAAACGATGCATCGTGAGGGGCGCAAATGGCGTGCGGTGTTCGTTACGCTGACCTATGCTCCTGGGGTCGAGTGGTCGCCTAAGCATGTCGCGGCATTTTTGAACAATGTGCGCATGTGGGGCACTCGTCAGGGCGTGCGCCTGGGGTATGTCTGGGTCGCCGAAATGCAACGGCGGGGCGCGGTGCATTATCACGCGGTGATCTGGCTCCCGGCGCGGCTGCAAATGCCTCGGCCAGATGGTAAGCGTGGGTGGTGGCGGCATGGCACGTCCAACGTCCAGAGCGTTAAGCGCAACGCCATCGGGTACTTGATGAAGTATGTATCGAAGGGCGTCGGCAATTACCCCGATCTGCCAAGCGGGGCGCGGGTGTGCGGCGCGGGCGGCCTGGATCGCATGGCCCGCAATGAATTTCATTACTGGCGCTTACCGCGCTATGTTCGCTCGGGGCTCGAATCGGAAACGTGGGGGCCGTTGCGACCCGGGGAAGTGTGGGATGGTCGGATGCGGGCGTTTCGAGCGGGTGGCGGTGGTTGGTGCTCGCGGGCTTCGGGCCAGGTCTGGCGCTCGGATTACGGGTTGTTTGGCATTGCGCGCAGGGGGCGCGGCGAGGACTGTAACGGGCGAGCGTTGCGCCAGGATACG